CGAAGATTGCCTTGCTCATCGAATAATTTACTGTGATAATCACTGTTATCCCTTACAGTATTATTAGCCTCAAAAAACTCTTCATCTTCTTCGGGTGCAAACTGACTGTCAATTGCCGCCATCTCACCTTCAGGGTCAGCCTCACTCAACTCTTCTGAAAGTCTTTGGCCTTCAAACGGTACTCTTTCACCCATGAACTTTAGTCCGTGTTTTTCAGGACTCATTACTGCTTCTCGCATGAGTGCATCCCTTGCTTGCTCAAACTGTTCTCCCGAAGCACCTTGACCATCCCCTCTTAATTGCTGTGCGGCTAACTGATTAGCCCACTGTTGCAATCGCTTTTCTTCACCCTGTGCAGTTAGAACTTTCTGTCTATGAGGTCTAATTGCTTTTATCAGTATTTTACTCATAGACTTCACATCCTTTTCTTTTCATCTCTGTGTCCTAAGTTGTATTCCATAGGTTTACCGCAAGTTGCACATGTTTCTCTCCACAGAAAATGTAGAAATCCGCAGTGGGTGCATCTTGTACCTGCACCGATGTTTAACACATCGCCTATATCACGATTACGCTTACGCTGTGCGCTTGTAACACCGGCTAATGGTTTATCAGAATTGGTAACCGCACTACTATTGTAACTCAAATCGGACTTAGTGCCCTGCTTTGAGCCACGCATTATGTCCGATAAGTCAATACTTCTAACATCGAATCCCACACCACTCACCTCAAGCGAGTTGGTATAGAACTACAATGAATGTGTTACCAAGAACTGTAATACATTCAGTGCCTAAGATAGCGTTAGTTGCACTTGCACCTGTTACTGCTTGAATAGCGGTATTGATTGTTGTTTGCAAAGCGGAAGCGTCACTAAACTCCTTTGGAGATAGTGGGCCTACTACCTTAGAGGCTACTTTACTCAAACTTGCCATTGGTCGTCACCTCAAGAACGGCGACCAATTACTAAGAATGTACCAGCGACTACTGTTCCTCCGGCTTGACCCGGAGTAATTGTAATAGTAGTATCACTGAAGGTAGCCAAGTCAATAGTTTTCATAATTACTGCATCTGATTCATCAGCCGCAGCACCATCTTCTATTCCTTGATTTTGTAAAGAGTTAGGATTAACTATCACTGCATCTATACTTGCTAATAAGTCAGATACAGAAATAGTTACTGCACCTGCACCGTCACCAGCACTGTAACTACCTGTTACTATCATTCTGTCACCGAAAAATGTTGGTCTTGCATCAAATGTTGTCGTTGTATTTGCCATATTATTCTACTCCTTCTTCTATTGGATTTAAGTGCGCTTCTACGAGTTCAAGTGCCCTTGTTTTAGTGACATATCCATTGCCTATATCTACATTGTTGTCTGCGAGCCATTCTAAAATATCTCTTCGACTCCAACCGGGGTCGGGAATACCATCACCATCATCAAGGGACTCACCCCCCTCATCACCTTCTATTAAAAAGCGTGACAAGGGTAGGGTGTGTCGCCACTCGTTTAACCAATCTTGGCTAACTTCCACTTCTTCGCCCCTTAACCAAGGGCCAATAGTGTCTGCTCTGCGCCTTTCATAAAAAGGCCCAAGAAAGGTTACTGTAGGCACTTAATCACCTTCAGTTAAGCAAGACGCATGTTACAGTTCCAGCACCAGCCGCTTCTCCGTGAAGGACGATTGATGGGTCTGAGCCACCTGTCTTAGCAGCAGGTGCAAGTCCTGTGTTAGTGAAGGTAGCAGATAGAGTCTTGTCGGCTACTGCGAAAGTAGTACCAAGTACACCAATAATCTTTGAAGCCCCTGCACTTAGAACCAATACTTGCTCGGCAGCGTCAGCCAATGTGAATGCAATTTGCACTAATCTCATTGAACCTACTGCATTACCATCAGTGTTTGCTGCATTGAATCCAGCAAGTGTACCCGGATAAGAGCCACCAGCGTTTCCATCAAGCCAACCTGTTTCATCTACAGGAGTACCTGTTCGCAAGTCAAGGTCTAAAAGAACCGAAACTGTGCCTGAAGTAAAATCTCCATCATCGAAAGATATTGTCAATCCCTTTTGTGTCTTTGTCTCTGTTGCCATAATTTTTCATCTCCTTAATTATCTCCAAACAACCTCACTTTAGGTCACGGATGGAACCATGACCTCCAAAGAAAGTAGTCCATAACTCTCCCATAGTGCGGTACATACCTTCTTGTCCAAGACGGTTGATAGCGAATGGGTCGCCTGTTTCAATACCGGACTCAAAGTATTGTGTTGGAATTGCTGTACTGAAGTAAACATAGTCAGTATCAAGGAAGTACATTCTACTGATTGTGTCAGCCTGTACATCCTTAGAAGGAATAATTGGTACACCGTTGTATGTTGCTACGATAAATCCAGCCTCAATACCCGGTACACCCTTAACACCGTTGTAAGTAGGTGTGACTCTCTTCTCTTCCATGAACCTCTGTTGGCTCTGTAGAAGTTGCTGTAGTCTCATCAAAGTATCATATCCTGTTAGGATAACCTTTGGATTACCACCACGAGTCCAAATCTTTTGGAATAGGTCGTCAAGGTGGTCAAGTGAAAGTACACGGTCAGTACCACTGTTTTCATTGTGTTCTGCCAATGACCAAGAAGAAGCACTTCTGTCAATGGAGTAAATATCTTCTGCACTTCCTGAAGAAGCACCGGTGGTGATTCTGTCAAGTGATTCAAAGTCATTTCCAGCGACAGTTGCCTTGTCAGTGGTTAGCATCTTGTTAATGTGTTCAGCGTGGTGCTTACCCATTTCTTCTTTCATGATAGCACGAATGTCACCAAGTCCGTCATCCTTGTCAGCAAGGAACATTGCAGTTTCAGACATATCGAATGTGTGTACGATTGTCTTTGGCTTTGCAGCAATGTGTTCAAAAGTAGGCTTGGTTGTGTCCGGTAGAGTAGCGTTTTCTGCTACACCGCCACCAACACCAAACGATGGGCGACCTGTAATTACTCTCCAACCACTGCGTTCCCAAGGTCGCTTTGGTAAGATAGAGAATGCGTTAAACTCTTGGTTCAACTGTGACCATACTTTGCGACCATAAATCGCTTGGTATGTACCCGCAGTTGTACTCAGCATTGGCGCATCTGCCTTGAGCAATTCACTACCTGAGTAGGAATAACCCATAGCATTGCCAGCACCGTAGTAGTAGCGTTCCATGTCGTGAATGTTCCTGATATAATCTCTTGCCATTTTCTCATCTCCTTATTCTATTTATTCTCCCCTCATAGTTCTTGAAGCAAGGGCGTGGACTTCATCCCAACCCATGTTTGCCAAATCCTGTGTGGAAGGAACCTCAATGTTTGAACCGGCAGACTTCTGTATTGCTACTCCGCCTGTGCCGATGTTGTCTATTCGCTCGTTAAGAGTTTCAAGAGTCTTCATAATCTGTGATAGTGGCTCTCTTGCATCGAATGCAGCCTTTTCTTGAGCAGCCTTTGCGATTTCAAGTTCTTGATTGAATCTGTTTGCAAAGTGTCCCTCAAGGTCGTTGCGGAAGTGTTGCTCTTGTGCTGCTGCCTTGTAGACTTCGTATGCAGCCTCAATGTCAGCGTCAGAAACATTTCCGTGGTTTAGGTAACCCTTAGATAATTTAGCAGGGCCAAGCGCACCGGATGGTGTCTTACCGCCGCTTGAAGTGATTGCGTTGATTGCACCGGTTGAAGGTGAACCGCCTTCCTGTCCACGGCCACGGACTTGACCACCGAAGTAGTCAGCACCGTCTACTGCGTCAGGGTTGTCAAAACCACCAAGTTGTGCCTTTTCCAAGTTGTCAAAGTGCAATCTTGCTGCATCTGTATCAATACCAGCAGACTTCAGTGTTCCTTCCATCCAACTTAGGTATTCAGATGTAATTACATCGCTATATTCATCGCCTTTCATGTAATTCATTTTGTCATCATCCTCTTTTTCTTCATCTTTCTTTTCTTCTTTAGGCTCGTCGTCACCTTTGGATTCTTTCTTATCCGCCATGTGTTCCTTGAGTCCGGGTGGCATTTCACCTTTCTCCATAGAGTCCAATCTTCCTTCTAGGCGCTCAAGAACGCTATTCATTTGCTCCATTACATCGTCGCTCATTTTTTTCATCTCCAATTTTTTGTCTTCTTTTAGGATTTTGAATGTTGCTTCGGGGTTTATTCCTTTTTCGCAGATAGTGATTTCGTGAAGTTCTAGTTTACTAATTTCTTGATAATTGCCGTGACTATTATCATGTTTTCGGACTCGCTTGAATGCTTGTCCCCCGATGCTGAATCCCGCTAAGTTCCCTTTTCTGACTTCTGCTGCCACTTCTCGTGCCTTTTCGATGTCATTCCTAAGTTGAACTACGACGAACATTCCTGCATCGTCAACTTCGCTTTTCCATAACCTCCCTTCACTATCTGTGTATTGTGGAATGACTTCTCCTACCTGAATGTTAGAGTGCGCTAGTTGCACATTTCTATACTTCGGGTCTGCCATGTATTTCTTGAAAGCATCTTTCAAGGCTGACCGAGTTATCAAATCCCCCTGCTTGTCAACCAGTT